CGCTGCCAGCTTTTTCTCTTTCTGTGCCATTACGGATTAGGCATGATGATGATAGCAGCGGTTCCTGCTGCGATATTGGCAGTAGAACCGCTGCTATTGGAAATCTGCACATCGTAGAACATGGCCGGAGCAACTGTCGTCAAAGAAACGGCGCTCGCGGTATTGGCGACTGTGGTTGCTGTGGCGTTTGATCCCACTGGGACTAAACCAGCGGCATCCATATAGCGCTGAACCGTGATTGTCACGACTTGATCCGCTTTCACCGATGCCGAGATGGCGTTATATCCGACCAAGTTACTTGCCCATTGGTTGAATACCTGCAACGGCATGATGCCTGACTTATAGGTAGTACCAGTCAGAATCGCCGATGGAAATGGATTGGTCGGATTAACGTAAATCTGACAATTGCGATCATATTCAACCATGTCTATCCCCAATTAATACCAAGAAGGAGCCGCGAGAGCAGCTATTTGTTTTGTTGTGAACGCTGCCGCTTGTGTTGATGTGAGGGCCGAAAGCTGAGTTTTACTCAAAGCAGCAACATTGGCAGGAGTCAAAGCAGCAATATGCGCTGTCGTCATATTCGCTATTTGTGCTGGCGATAGGTTCAAAATGTGCTGTGCCCCCATTGCCTGCACATGCGATACGACCATTGCTGCCACTTGCGAAGTTGTGAACGCTGCGGCATTTGCTCCAGAAGAAAGCATTGCTGTCAGAAACGCAGGAGTCATCAAAGCTACTTGGCCTGTTGTGAACGCTGCTACCTGTGTAGGAATCAGAGAAGATGCATGAGAAGCGCTCAAGGCAGCTATCTGGGCATTGGTCAATGCAGCCACTTGCGTTGCCGTCAATGCGCCTATCTGTGCGGCGGTCATACCGAATTGGACTTGATTCGCCGTGATAGATGCTAATTGAGTCGTGGTCAGTAATGCGACATTAGCAGGAGTCAATCCAGATATTGCAGTGGCGCTCAGTGCTGGCAACTGACTTACGGTTAGAACTGCAACCTGCGTAGAAACTAGCGCAGCCACTTGCTGCTTGGTCATAGCTGCAGCCTGAGAAACTGTGATCGCTGCTACATAGGTTGTCCCAAGAGCTGCAATCTGTGCTGGCGTCAATGCGCCAAATGTCGAAGGAGCTAGTAACGCAAATTGCGTTGTAGTCCATCCAGCGATTTGCGCATTGCTAAATGCAACAATCTCAGAAGGGGAAATGGCGGCAATTTGTGCATTGGTGAATGCCCCGATATTGCCAACTGTGAATGCCGCTATTTCTGGATATTGCAATGCTGTAATTGCAGCCGGCACGATGGCGGCTGTTTGCGTTGTGGACAAGCCTGCGATATCTGCTGCTGTCAAAGATGCGGCCTGGCTTGGAGTAATTGCCCCGATCTGAGCCAATGTCATCGCATCAATGTCTGCTGCTGGGAAAGCGCTTATCTCTGGATTGGTCAGAGTTCCTATATCGGTTGTTGTGATCGAATCTGTTTGTGCCGTTGAAAGCGCAGCGATATCAGCAACAGGAATAGATGGAACCTGAGCAGGAGTAAGAGCGGCAATATCGGCATTTGTAAGAGCTGCGGTCTGTGCTGTACTTAGCAGCGCAAGTTGACCTGGCGTAAGCGCTGCCACTTGGGCGGCAGTCATCGCGGTTATTTGCGATGTCGTGAAATTCCCAAATGTTGCTGGCTGAATTGCGGCAATCTGAGAAGCAGTGAGCGCGGTAACATTCGCTGTTGGAAGTGAAGAAGCCTGAGAAGGCATTAAAGATTGCATATCTGTTGCTACCAATCCCGCCATCTGTCCGGTAGTCGTTGCGGCTACCTGAGCATTGCTCATCTTGTCAAAGAATGCCATTTCTATTCCTCAATTTTTGGATTGCCAGAACCCAGATGAGACATAAAGTTTTCATCTTCTGGGTTGTCAGGCGGGATAATTACTTCATCAAGATCAAGTGCAGCATAAGGAGAATCTTCCTCATTAGCAATGCGTTTCCTACGTTCTTCGGGAGTCAATGCGCCACTGTTAATGTCTATGCTGTCTGTCTCTGCTTCTAGCCTACGCATGTTCGAGATTTGCTCAGGGCTCATTGTCTTTAGCGGTTCCCACATAAAGCTTATTTCCTTGTCGATTTCACCGAACAGGGAAAGCTGAACCAAGTTCAAAAGCTTGTGAACATGGGGGGAATAGATTTCTTGGTTTGCCGCACAATTGTCGTGGAATACTTCGATCTCGCCTTGCGATGATGCATTTAGGCCAGATGGCGTAATGCCAGTCATGTACACCAATGGCAGAGACGCTGGTAAGCACATTTGCTCAATGGCTTGATTCTGGAGATGATCAAGACCACCAAGAGGAGCGGATATATTCTCGAATACTTCCGTATCCTTATTAATTGCATTGACGCCATGGTTATCGCGGCCCAGGTTGAAGATGGACAAGCGGTTAAAAAATGAGTCAGCAGCACCATTATTAAGAATCGTGCTCATATCCGTGCTGAGCGTCCAGACCGTGAAAGAATGGATCAGATCAGAAACGGACTGACGAGCACGCAACCAGTTATTAACGTATGGCTCCATCATCTGGGAAAGGCTCAGGCCGGAGAATGCGTAGGCTGGCTTAAGGATGTCTGGTAATTCCCTAGTAATGATGGTCAGCAATCGGGTATGGTGAATCTCTTTGCCCATCACAAACCACGACTGAGGCTTGTAGAACGTGGGATCAGTTGGATTGGTGGAGTTGTATCGGAATGGATATGTCCAGATTGGCTCGATGACTTTTAGACGCTTGATGCCGCCTATTGGCATTTTGGCGGGAGTCTCCTCAAGAGGCATCGCATATTCTGGCGTGTCTTGCGGATTCTCCCAATCAAGGCCAGTATCAATGAAGATTTGCGACCGGCCAAAAAAACCATCTTGCTCGATGGCTTCACGGAATACTGCCTGGACATTCAGCCTCTTGAATTCTGCCTCTATGGCTTTGATCTTGTCTGATTTATCTTCCGTTCCCGTTGCCTGAATCTTGATCCATTTGCGCGTCATCTCACGGGCGAATGTTTCTGATGGCTTACGATATTCTGGGCGCTGCGAAAGCTCAGATAGGAAAGCGAATCCTTGGAAGCCCTGACCTTCAATGAAAGCTGATGTAATTGCGTTATTCGCAGCAAACTGGGCTGGTTGCGAGAATTGATCGTCCATCGCCATTTTTTGCTGTTTGAAATTGGTACTGGGGATAACACCAGGTGCAGGCTCTGGAAGTTTAAGCGCCTCGCGCATCTTATCAACGGCAGTAGGTGGACTGATACGCATATGGGCAACTGCCTCATGGCTTACGCGCATACTCGCGGATGGCTTCACTTCTTTGATGATATTGGCGACGGGAGCAATGCCCTTATTCATTTCGCGTTGGCGATTCCTGCGGCTTGTTTTCATCTGCGTCGTCCGAGTTGTGCGAATTGCTGCATTGTTGTATTGGAAACGGCCATTGCGATAGCTTCAGGGGCGAATGCCATAATCAGGGCATCGGCCAAATTCGGCGATGCTATATCCCGCTTTGCCAAGTCTTTCTTGGATTCCACCTTGACTCGCCCATTCTGGTCAAAATCCCTCTTAGGCGTGGAAAGCTCATCGATCAATGATTCAAGATTAGGCAGGTCACTTGACAAGCTGATTAGTTCATCTTCTGCAAATTCATGCCCTTTATGGATGGCATTATATGTATTCCTGAAACGATCAGCAATTAACCACCATGCCTGAGCCTTAATATTGCTGAACTGGTCTTTGTTCTTGATACCTTTGGAGTATTCACGCTCAGGCTGGAAAACCGAGCCGCCTGCATTGAATTTCTGATATTTGATCCTGCCATCTATGATAGTCTGATTCAGCTCATTGAACTTAGCGCCGGCAGTAGCGCCTACGCCGATAGAGTCATAAGTAACATCTGCACTGAATTCCCTAGCGGCAGACCATACGCGAGTACATGACTTAAGCAATTCGTCTTCGCCTCCCTTCCATAGGTCAGCCCAGCTTACAACTGATCCATGGGCATAGATTGCCGCGCACTTATCTGCACCCTCATCAGCGACGTCAAATCCAATCCGCCTGCGGCCCATCTCAGGGATATTCAATTGCTTATGCGCATCAACTGAAGCAAGTATCCAGCTACGTTTGATGATGACTGATTCATCATCGGTTCTGGGTTCGCCTTCATAGATGTGCAGGTATTCTTCGTAATCTTCTTCCTTCGCAGCCTGGATAATCCGTTTCATCGTGTCAGACAAAAACGGGTTTTCATCGTGATTGATCTTCCGCTTGAGCGTGCCAGGAGGCGGATTCGTTACAAAGCGCTTATAGGTGAAATCCGTTAAAAGCTGCGGATTGAACAATATCCACACTTGGGAATCATTCTTACGGATAGTTGGCTCCAGTTGCTTCCATTGCTTTTCCAGAAGATTGTGAGCCTCCTCAAGCATGAGGATATCAATGCCTTCCAAGCCTTTTACTTCATCAATGGACTTCCACAATCCATAGAAAACGAATTCCGAGCCAGTAACCCGATTGATAATACTTTTGTCCAGAATGCGAAATTGGCTACTAAGGCCAAAACGATCAATCTGGATTTTCAGCAACGTATAAATGGATTCTTCAACACGCGCCTGGAATTGCCTGGCGCAGCAAATACGCAACCTGTAATTGCATGAAAGGAAAATTAAGAATCCTGCAGCGTCCCATGACTTACTTGATGACCTTCCGCCATACAGAATCCTATTCCTGACTGGCAACCCATCTAATGCTTTCTTAGCCATCCAGAACGGTTTTAATGCTGGATTCAGTGTCGGTTTATCTTTCTTTTCGTTCTCAATCTGAATAATATTCGGATTCATTTTCTCTAGTCTTGTCTCAACCCGTGTTTTTTGAGACTGTGATTTCCAAAATGTTTATCAAAACTGAATTTTATTCCGTCATTCTTGAGAATCACCATAGAAATGAGTCAGACCAGATGGAGAATTACCTTCAGGAGTGATAGCCGCATTGGTCAAACCGAATGCTTCACGCTCAAGAGAAGTTAAATTCCTCATGCACTCAGTGAGGCGCTTCATCATATCAATGCGCGGCCCTAAGTTCATAAGTTTGTCATAGACATCCTTTGCCTTCTGTACATCTTTCCCCTTTTCTATCAGGACGATCTCTCTCAGCCGGCCCAGAAGCTCTGATTCATTCGTAGTCACTTCCAATTCATCGAACAGACGCATCATCAATGCCTGAGCCTTGCCTATGTCCTTCCTATGCTTGATCTGCACTCCAGCTACAACATTGGCCGCCTCGTCAATGATCTGTGCATCTTTAGGTGTTGCCCCAGAGGAACCGTCTTTCTTAAGCATTGACTTCATTAGCAATGCATCGGCCTTTGCTTTGACCTTTGCGCCGAGGTCGCGAGGGATACCCATGCGCTTGAAGTGCGTGAAGATGGCGACGTGAGAGACTGATACTCCGGTCGCTTTGGTGTATTCGGCTGCTAGTTGTGGGATACTTTTGATACCTGCTCGCCAGTCAGGTTCGATCCGGTCATAATCAACCTTGCGATGTGCTGCCATGATTCTATCCCTTTGAAATATAAGGCTTTGGTATTAATGCTTACAGTTCTATTGTGGAGCTTGTAAGTATTAAGTTCAAGGGATTGTAATTGCTTTTAGGGAATGTGTTTTTATGGATAGGTGAGATTGTGGAAGGGGAGGGCTTCGCCCTTTGATGGTATGTAGGAATGAAAAGAAAAGCCCTTACAGTGTTCCTTCCTGGAAGAATTGACACTGTAAGGGCTGTGGCAGTACTTGATACTTGCGTAACTCAGATGATAGAACACCAGCGTGCTAAGAAGAGAGATGTCCTATCTCATTGAGTTAGGATTGCCGGATTCTCTCCACCCGGCGTAAGTCAAGCCTATGCGTCCTGTAAGAACTTTTCGAACCTTCGACCGGCTTTCCTTCGGTTGCCGCGCTTACAGCGGCTGAAGCTTAGGCGTCTCACTTCAGTAAATATCCTGCTTTCGCAGTACGCCAATTCCGACGCAAATTATTGCGTTTCGCTGGAATCTCACCAGCTCATCAGGGAATTTGTTGATTGCGGGAGATTAATCCCCGCTAACACTCTCTATTTCGTCCGCTGCTTGATTGTGTGACTTTGAGCAGTTTGCGGCCCTACTTCCTCTCAAAGTGCCAGTCATCATCTGGCATTCATCAACAAATCAAAGGACTGGTCGCTATCCCAGTTTGACGATTCGGCTATTTTTCCACGTTCGCCAGTACGTTCTCCGGTTGGATTTCTGACGTCCGGCTGATCCGTCTTTGCCTGAGCGATTTACAGGCTTCCTCTGATTTCTTGATGCATGATTGGTGCTTCAATCATACTAGCCACTAAAGAGATTCCAATATAGCCTATTTGTGAATAACATTCAAGCTATTTGTGTGGATTTAGGCTGTTTTTTGCATTATCTCTGATTGATTCGCATATTTCTACGGTTTTTCTGCATTCTTCAACGCCGAAATAACCGATATTCGTCATTTTTACTGGAATCCCTAGCTTTTCGGATAACCAGTGATACCCAGCTTTACGGGCTTGTCCTTTGCTACATTCATCGCGGAGCATCTTACCTTGCCACAGAGGATCAAATGCCGCATGTGCCTTGATCTTCCATTCCCTTAATTTCTTTGTTGCTAGACCGCCTAGAGGCTTTGTTGTGCCTGGATGACATCCAACATGCGCAGAGCATGGTATGCATACCCACATCGGCCCATAATCTCGATGGTATGGATATCCAGCCGCGCCATGATGAAGAAGCTGCGCGGCTTGCTGGCAATATCGACAGGTTTTCTTCTTATTTGCCATCTGAATCAGCGCCATATCCAAGCAATTTCTGAAGCAATATTGCTTGCTCTGGCTGGCTCAATGGGATTTCATTGGGCTGTTTGCTGCCTTTGATAGAAAGCCATATTGCACCATTGCCGAAAGTTATTCCTTCAATGCATTCCACATTGACTATAGCACTACCCATTTGAGTGAATTTAGTCATTGCCATTGCTCCATATTTTATCGGCGTTGTATATGCCGGTCGGACGTTTGTATTCCTTACAACCTGCTTCTGGACTTGCTTGCCATTCTGAAGCAGGTTCTGGGTTATAAGAATCAGTAGTCACAATATAATGTATCTGACAACCTGCAATCGTCATATTGCCTACTTCGACATACCAGTTCGTACTGCGTGCGTTAGTTCGAATGCCTAATGTTTCTTCGGAATT